CGGGACAGAGACCACGGGAACGATCCACAACGGTACCGGGTCTGGTTACACCCCCAACGAGGAGGATCAGGACAACCTGCTAGCCGACACCGTGGCCGCGCAGCATATCATCGCTCAGTACGACATCAAGGGCCGGACATTGATCGGCGGCACGCTCCGCTCTACTAACTGGGGAACGGGTGATGGGACTGAGTTCAACCTTGACGGCGGCACGTTCAAGCTCGGCGGTTCTTCTGATCCGAAGCTATCATGGGACGGTTCAGAGCTGGTGACAACCGGGACACATCGCAGCGCGAATTACGTAGAGGGCGAGGACGGTTGGGCCATATTCAAAAACGGGAACGCGGAATTCTACAACATCTACATCCGCGGCGGCACGATCGAACTGGATTCTATTCCTTCGCTTGGAACTGTGCACGAGAACGTTGTGGACAACTACAGCTTTGAGCGGGTCAGTGCCGGCAAGCCGGCTTCCTGGAAGACTAGCGGCGACTGGGTAGTAGACGATGCCGATGCGTACCACGGCTCGCGCTCTATGCGCTGCACCGGGTCCGGTACGCTCTACTCAACTTGGGGGCCGTGTAACGCCGGACTAGACGTCAAGGGCGGCGTGGCGGTCAAGTCTGATGTCGCGCCGACAAGCCCTTCGATTGTCGGTAGCGCAACCGGATCAGGAACGGGAACGTCTGTGGTATGCGTAAGCTCAGCTAACGGTCTGTTTGTAGGAGTAGGCGGCAGCGCGCCGAAGCTCGTGTCGTTCGACATGCGCGATCCGACTAACCCGATCGTGCAGAGCAGCATCAGTCTGAGCTACACGCCGCGGCATCTATGGATTAGTGGTTCGACGCTTGGCATGATCGCTGGCAATGAATTGAAGCTGTATTCTATAGGTACAGATCAGACGTTGGATTTATACAATACATACAATATAGATAACCCGCTGTCTGCACTGGCTATCTCTGCTGGATACAACCACTCAATCGGGCGCGGTCCTGATTCTATGATTCGCGCTTGGGGGCTCAATGACTATGGCCAGCTCGGAGACGAGAGTACTACCAATCGCAACTCGCCAGTTCTCATTGGGACTTGCACCTGGAAAGCAGTGGCAGCTGGTTATTGGCATTCTCTCGGTATTCGGGCTGATGATCGGCTACTAGCCTGGGGATACAACTACTATGGCCTACTGGGCGATGGAACCACAACAAACCGTACTTCGCCAACGCTAATCGGGTCATGTACTTGGAAAGTTATTGACACCGGCCATGTCCATTCGCTCGGTATCCGTGCCGATGACAGGCTTCTGGCTTGGGGCGACAATTCACGTGGCCAGATTGGAGATGGTACTACGACACAGCGAACATCGCCGACGCTAATCGGGTCATGTACTTGGAATGCAATCAATGGCGGCAAGTATCATAGCCTTGGTATAAGGGCAGACAATTACATAATGGCATGGGGTGCAAATGAATATGGCCAACTCGGAGATGGTACATGGAGCGATAAATCCAGTCCGCAAGAAACACTAGTATTTGAGCGGTATACCATTACTCCAGGACTCCACACGGTGCTTCGATTCGGCGATTATATATATAACGCCATCGGCTCAATGTTCTATGTTCGCAACGCTTCGGATTATTCGACAGCACGGAGCTTCAGGTTGCCAGGATCAATAGGTCCATATTCGTTAGCCCGTTCCGGGAACGCGCTCTTCGTAGCAGCACGCGGCAGCGCGCACCTGTTCTCCGTAGATATCTCTGACCCGTTAGCTGCGGCGATCCTTGACACGGCCACGCCAGCCGCGGCGGCGACTGACATCGTCGTTTACGGGAACCATCTCTATCTCCAAACGGCATCCGACGTGAAAGTATATGACGTCTCCGATCCCAGCGACATCACGTACGTGGGGGCGTTCGGGGATGCATCGAACGGTACCTACGGGCTCGCGCTCTATGGAGCCTATCTCTACACGTGCGGCGTTTCCTCCGGGAACCGTGTGATCAAGGTCTATTCTATCTCCAATCCATCGAATCCCAGCTACGTTGGAACGTCTGGGAACCAGAGCAACAAGATGGCATACCCGGACGGCTACGTCGGCAAGCTCTACCTGACGGATTATGACGGGACAGATCTTGCTCCGAAAGGCTACGCGGCCACGCTCGCTAACGCGGATATCCGGCTCTACGGCCAGTTCGGCACCGCGGCAACCATCGGCGCGGCGACTTTTACCGGCTCCGGTCTGAACGATATGACATCAGGCGGCCACTACACAGGTCTGGAATCAGATCCAATCTCGTACCGCGTCCAGATTGACGGAACTGGAACGCCGGATACGTTCAAGTGGTCTAACGATGGGGGCGCATCATGGGTTGCCACTGGCGTCAATATCATGGGAACGGCGCAACACCTAGAGGACGGTGTCGTGGTAACGTTCGGCGCCACCACCGGCCACACGCTCGGGAACCGCTGGGACTTCACGGTGACGCCGTCCCAGGTCCTGGACACGGTGCAGATCTACCGCGGTAACCGGGACAGTCCGCTCGCGGTCAACACCTGGCAGGGCGCCGTGCGCGTCTTGCCAGCCGGCGCAGTGTCGGGAGCGGCGCAGGCCATGCGCGCAGTGGTGGAATCGAACGTAGGGGACACCGACAAGGTTTGGGTAGATGCAGTTTCCCTCCGCAATGAAGTGTGATATAATACGGCCAGGAGGTGGAACATAAAAGTCGCATCGGGAGTAATGGCGATCGTGGCGTCCCTGATTCTACTTACGGGCTGCGCTAGTAAGCAATACGATCTAGGGACCCATGTCGAGGTCAGTGGCCACACCGCGACGCTCTACGTCATGCGGTGGGAGGTCGTGGGGTCGGGAACGGCGGCACTTCCAGAGGACTATGTAGTAGATTGGGGCGACGGCACGATCTCATATAATCGTGACGGCAAGCGCATAGATACCCACTGGCGCTGGGTGCACACGTATGCGAACCCCGGTCAATACAGGATCTCGGTTAGCGGCTCTGGGACTGCAGCGGAACTTAGCGTGGCCATTGAGTAACAGAATACTTGACACGGCCACGCTAATATGATAAACTGCGACCGAGGCACCCGAATAGGGCCCTC